CCATAAGCAAGTGTTCTTGATCCTGTGCCATCTTGGACAACAAATATACTACCAACTTGTCCTGCAACACAATTAGTAGGATTATCAAGTGTTCTATTACCTGCCAGTGTTACAGTAAAGTTTTGTCCTGCATTTAGATCAACTGATATATTTGTTCCATCTGACAGTGCCTGAATATCAGCAACAGCAGATTTCTCTATATGTATGTCTTTACCAAGAAGAGAATTTGTTCCAACTGCAACGGCACTCACATAAAAATCTGTACCACTTACAATGCCTGTTAATGTGCCTCCTGTTAAAGCTAATCTATTACCAATACTTGTAGCCATTGTAGCAGAAAGATTTGTAATAACAGTATTAACACTAGTTATAGCGTCAAGATTTGTTTTTGTTAAAGCTGATACTGCTACTGCTAGATTATTAACACTTGTAATTATTGTTCTGCTATTATTAACACTTGTCGCCATTGTGGCAGATAAATCAGTAATGACTGTATTAATACTTGTAATAGCTGCTGTTCTGTTATTAATACTTGTTGCCATTGTACCAGATAAGTTAGCAACTACAGTATTTATACTGGTTACAGCATCTAAATTTGTTTTTGTTAAAGCTGATACTGCTGCTATAACTGTATTAGCACTTGTTATTGCTGCAGCATTAACAGAAGTTAAAACTGAAACTGCAGCAATATTTGTATTGCTATTTCCAATACTAGTAGCCATCGTTGAAGAAACATTAGCAATACTAGTAGCTAAAGCTGCAGATACAGTAGCAAGTTCTGCACTTGTAGCAAAGTTACCACCATCTCCAATAATAGTATTAATACTAGTAATAGCTGCTTTATTAACAGATGTAAGGGCAGATACATTTGCAACAATAGTATTAATACTTGTAATAGCATCAAGATTTGTTTTTGTAAGCGCAGAGACTGCTGCAACTTGAGTAACATTAGCAGCAGATACACCTGCCATTAAAAGTTCGTCAGCATCAATATTAGTTGCGCTCAAGGTTCCAAAGACTGCAGAGCCTGTAGCAACAAAAGCAGTGCTAACAGAAACTGTGCCAAAGTTTTGATCAGCAGATACAGCTATAACACCACTAACAGGGATAGAACTGGATACAGCCCCATCTACCGTCATCTTAATACCTGTACCAGCATCAACCTGTTTTACAGTACCACCTTCAGCAGAAGGAACATTTGTAAGTCCTGAACCATCACCTACAAAAAATGCTGCACTAACAATGCTATTAAATGTTGCTACTGAAGCAGACACTTTAGCAACATTAATTGTTGTGTCAGCTAAACTTACTGCAATAGTTGGATTACCTGCAGTTCCATTCGCATTACCTATTGTTATTCCTGCACCAGCAGTAAGCGTTCTACCTAACGCATTACCACTATTCATTGCTACAATACCAGTAATACCTGTAAGATCAGTAATAGCATTTATTGCAGAAGCATCAGCGGTAAGTGCTGAACCATTTAGTTGAAGTGTACCATTAATATTAACAGTTGAATTACTTAATTCTAATGGTGTATTAGTACCATCACCATCTGCTACTGTTTGAAGACTACTAGTTATTCCAGCATTATCAGAACCTACTTGTAATAATTGTTTATAACTATTAGCTATCAGTTTACCTGTAAGTGTTGCCATTATATTAAATTCCAATCTTCAAATGTATCTTCCCAATTAGATGTTGCAGATTCCCACAATAAATTTCTATCATTATTAAGAGGAGGTCTAGGGTCTTGAATTGATTCGTCATCCTTAACATTAGGTGTTTTATTTTGTGGATGATTTTTTAAGTCATATGCTCCATCAAAATCTGTTGGGCAAACTAATAATCCATAACTATTCTTTTTTAAAATTCTATGTGGGTACATAAAACCACATACATCACATATACCTTTAGCCTTTCTATCAGTAGCCATTATACGGCTCTTAGTTTAGGTTTAAAGAAGATACTAGCACGTTCGGAATCTTCTGTCAAGGCTCTTTCTAATAATTCTTCATAATTTTGTTTAAGAAAAGTAATCTTACCAGCATCTACACCGGGACGTTTAATAGACATATAAAAAGCTAGACCAGCAGATAAGCAAGGCAAGAACCTTTTTGGAACATCTGCGTTTTGTCCAGCCGATTTATTTATATCTTCTAACTCTCTAATTTTTTCAACTTTTAAAACATCAGTTGAGTTTTCTGGAATAGGCCAGATAAAGAGTGTTGGATTATCTCTGTCTCTTTTAATTGAATATTGTGTAGCTCTTCCTGTCTGTCCCTTTTGAGGAATTTGTAAATACTCTTCATATGATATTCTAGTTAAAGGTAAATCAGTATTATCTCTATTTACAATAACCTGCAAAGCATCAATGGTTGAACCACTCAAAGCATACGAAGACACACTAGCAGTAACAGTAATTGCAGAGGCTTCCGTTGACCATAGAAGAATACCTCTGTTCTGCCAATCTTTTAGCATTAGATTAAGAGAACGTCTTGCGGAAGCTGGTTCATGACCAAGGGTTTGCTCACCCCCAATCATTTCAGTTGCTTCTTGAATTACATCATCAATCTCTAATGCAAAATTAAATGTACCGCTGGTAGCCATGTACTATTTCCTTTTAACTTTTTTCTTAGTCTTTTTCTTTTGAGGAGGTTTAGTAATTTGTTGACGTATCTTTGATCTACCAATAGCCATTACTTTTTCTTTTTACTAGATGCCATTGCATATCTTTGACGAACAACACCACCCTTAGACATATACTTAGTTTTTTTCATCTCTTTTCCTTTATATATATCTTTTGCCATTTTGTCACCTGCTTTATTTTTAGCTGTAGTAGATAAATCTTTAAAGTGCATTACCATCTTAGATGTTTTAGTATGTGTCTTTCCACTATGTATTGACCCATCTGGCATTTTATGAACTTCACCATAATAGGGTGTACCATCTTTAGTAAAATGTGTCATGCCTTTAGCCATTTAACATCTCCATCTTTTTCTAGCTTGTCTAAGTCTTGAGTTAGGATTCTTAGCAGCTTTAGGAAACTTTTTCATTTGTCCCGCTGATCTAGCACAATAACTTTTACGTCTTGCTGCTCTAGCCTTGCTAGGTTTCTTTTCAGTTACAGCAGTTTTAAGTTTACTACCGGGATTCTGCCTACGATACTTAGCTACTCCTTTTGCTGTTAAACCAGCACCAGATTTAGTAGGACGCTTATGACCACCCCCAATGGTCATGCCTTTCATACCTTTACTAGTTGACTTTCTTTTAGTAGCCACCGTTCCACCCTTTTTTCTATAAGCACTTGTCTTTTTAGCAACCCCTTTTGGTTGCTTAGAAAACTGTTTACCCCTTTTAGTATCCTCTCTTTTCTTACGAGTAGATGCTGCATATTCAGACGAAGAGAGAGATTTGATTGCCTTTTCTGGTAGATATCTCTCTCCTGTCGCCTTTGGACCTTGTGTAGAGGGTTTGCCTGATTTTGTTCTCCACTTTTGCTTTGTCCAGTCTTTTAGACTTTTTTGTGACTTTGCAAGTGCCATTAGCTTTTGTAACCCCCGCCTTTTTTCTTGTATTGTTGTGCCAGCATCTGTGCTTTTCTAGCTGACCACTGACCGGGTGCGCCTCCCTTACCACCTGCTTTAATCTTGTTAAATAGATTTTTACGCATAGTTGGTTTTGTATAATTGCCTGCCTTATTGACTGTTGACTTCTTAGCAGTTCCACCTGTTTTCCTTTTTGTAATTGTACCACCCTTCTTAGCAGTCTTAGCTCCTGCTCGTACAGCTTTTAAATCAGCACCTGTAATTTTATTTCTAGGCGATGCAACCCTTGCTAATTTTTTTTGTTTAGGGCTGTACTTAGAAAAAGGCATTATACCTGTCCACCAGATTTATAACCATACATTACACCTTTATTACCTATCATACCTCCACCCTTACGATAAGTAACTTTACCACCAGCTTTTTTAGGTGTAGGTTTTTTAGGTTTAGTTTTTCTTGGACTACCTTCAGGATAAAACTTACCACTTTCTGGATTTCCAATTATATAATCATTAAATAAATTATCTAGATCATCAACCTTTTTTTCAAAAAGATTTTCCATCTCTCGTACTTTATTTTTTCGTTTAGCAATTTTTTCAGGGTCTCTCCGCATTTGTCTAATTTGTCGATGTTCTTGAAAAACATCTTGTTCAAGTCTTTTTACAGCTTGTATTCTTTTTTTAAAGTTTTCTGGAATACGTTTATTCTTTAAACCTTTGTAAAGATCATCAGCTTTAGTTTGACTTTTTTTAGAAAGCCCATGTTTAAATACATTACCTTTCATTATTTTTTCCTCTTAGATGCCATTGCATATCTTTGAGGAACAGGTCCACCTTTAGCCATGTACTTAGTTTTCTTAACTGCACCGCCAGCTTTATGGCGAAAAATACCGTCTGCATCTTGCTTAGTCAGACCAAGAAGATCAGCAATCTCATCTTTAGACATTCTTTTCATCCAAGCAGGAACATCAGATTTTGTGTAAGCTTTACGTTTTCTTTTTGATTTAGCTTTTGAAATTGCATCTCTTGCTTTAGTTTCAGCTATTTTTTTCTTCTTGTTCTTTGCAATACGTTCTCGATTAGCGATAAGCTTATCATAATCTCGTTGAGGCATAGCTCTGCCATCATATAAACCTTTTGAAATAGAAAACTCTTTATCTCTAGCTTTACGAGTAACAAACTTTTTACCATTTCCGGGAGGTCTTTTTCCACCACCTGCCGCTGCTGCTGCAGGTTTACGTTTTTTAGCTTTAAATTTAAATGCTGAACCTTTCATAATATTTACTCCTTAAACTTGCCCACCAGATTTATAACCATACATTACACCTTTATTACCTATCATACCACCACCTCGTTTATAAACAACTTTACCACCATACTTGCGCTCTTCTGGTCTACTTTTAAATTCTTTTGGACCGCCACTTCTTTTGCCTTCTTTATTTTTCTGCCTAGCAAATTCTTTAGCACCAAGTTCTTTTCGAGCTTCAATTTCTCTAGCTTGTTTAGTCATTCCCCTAGCTTTTAAATTGTTAATAGCTTGTCTTTCTTGTTGTGGTGTAGGTTTAAAACCTTTTCTTATTTCACCTGTTTGATAAAAATGAGTTAAATCTTCTTCAGCTTTTTTAGCTGCAGATACTTTCTTTTGAGCAGCAGATTTAGCAAGTTTAGATTTTGTACTTCTCCCGGCTTGCCTATCAGCAGCTTCTTTATCGGCTTTTCTCATCTTAGCAAGTTGAGTTTTTTGAGCTTTTGTAAGTTTTCCTTCTTTTTCTAATTTTTCTAATTCAACTTTTGTTTTAGCTCTTTTTCTTCCACCACCAACTGCAGCTTGATCAGTTAAAAAGTTTGCACCACTTTTTGACCCTTTAGTTATTTTTTCACCCCTTGTACCAACAGCCCTTGCTGCATCTACAGAACCTTTACCTTCAGGGTCTCTTCTCGTACCTTCGGTTTCTCTAAATTTCTTTTTTGGAATTGGAACTTCTTTCTCTTCACCATCGCCAAATCTTTGATATCTTTGATTTTTTGATTTAGCATCTCTCATAGGTTTTTGAACAGCCGAGCCGCCTTTTGTATACTTTCTAGTTTTCTTTGATGTACGACCCTCGTAAGGTTTACGTTTTGTTTTAGCTCTAGGTTTAAGTGCTGAACCTTTCATAATATTAACTCCTTACTTTTCCATAGCCACCAAGAGCTTTACCAACTCCAATAGGACCACCTTTTTTCTTATAACTAATTTGTCCACCCTTTCTTTTTATTCTAAGCAAGCCACTTTCTACTAGCTCATCTATTTCACTTTTATCAATAGCACCTCTAGCATTTAAGCCCATTGCTTCTGCAATATTACCAACCTCGTCACTAAATTCACCAATATTTCTTTTAGTGGCAGGATCAATAAGTCCCATTGCTCTACGTTGCCTAGTTTGTCTTGCAGACCCTTTAGGTGGTATTACTTTAGAAAGAGCAGGTCTATTCGGACCTTCTGCTACACCTTGAACATTTCTTCTTCTAGGCATAGCAGGAGCCATTTCTC